CGAGATCGGTGTCCAGTGACGCGAACAGCCTGCACCGCGGCTGGTGATTGGTGGATAGGTTGGTAGTACACGTCGAGAACAGACTCTCATTTCGAAAAAACCGATGGCTTCTGGCATACCATCTCCTCGCACCCCGACCCGTCCGACTACGGCCTCTGCGGTCACCCTCGGGCCCGTTCCACCTCATGCCGAGTCCCAGCTCACCGCGTCGGGCCCCACCCCCGAGTCCGACCTCCAGTTCGGTCCCCAAGACGCTCTCGCGAACCCGTTCGGGGGATATGGGGAGAACCCCGCTCCTCCTGGAACTTCTTTGATCCCCGGGTACCCGAGCGCTAGTGCGGTCCCCTGGGATGCCCGCTCTGTCGCCACTACCACGTCCACCGTCCCGGCGGAGTCCGTCGAGGGCACTGTTAGATCTGAGGGATCCCTGGGCAAGACTATCAGGAAGAAATTCAGCAAAGTGTTCTCGAAGAAGTCTTCGTCAGCGGGTCCTTCGTCCCCGGTCAAGCCCGCGTCACCAATCTTGGGATCCTCCGTAGCCCAGTCAGTGTTCTCCTCGTTCGTTTCGTCTGGCCCATCCGCTGGACTTATGCACTGGAGGCCAGAGGAGAAGACGTCGGAGCTTGTCGCGACGAAATTCGGCGATCGTGGTCCTCCCGCCGGAAAGCGGACATCGGCCCTCGCTAGCACCTCGGCTGCTGGGGAAGGAAAGCGCACTGGGAAAGGGAAGATGCCCGTTGGAGTCCCCGAATTGACCGAGGTGGATTTCTTGACCACCCGCGTCGGGATCCTCGAAGATGCCGTGTCCGGGCTGATGGAGAAGCTTGACAGAGTCGTGGCCGCGCATGCAAAAGAGAGGGAACAAAATGCCCAGGATAGAGAGGCGCTCAACAAGATCATCGCGACCCTTCGGGCCCAGCTGCAGGATGCCGTCGGGGCTGAGTTCCGCGTCCCAGTTCCGGACCTCCCGGCTCCGTTGCCTGTGGCGCCAGTGACCCCGCGCCCGGCCGCCGCCCACACTACCGAACCTCAAGGTCAGGTCTCCCTGCGCAAGAGGCGCTATTAGGGGAGGTAACGATTCCCTCTGACCGGGACACATCTCGTCGAGAACAGACTCTTATTTCGAAAAAACGATGTCCGACACGCCAACGACCGGTAGCCTCGTCTCGTCTTCGTCCTACACCCAGTCATTCGGGGAGAGTTATTATGGTGATCAAAACCTCTTCTCGGATTTGACTCCTGATCTCGCTCGTCGAGGACTCTACCGCACTGGAGTAGCATTCTCATTTCCACACCACATGCACATCGCTGCGACGGGCGGGGACGGGGAGGCAGTGATGATCCTCGCGACGATATATGTCCGATACATGATCGGGGACCTGTCCGAGTTGACATCTGATCCACCTATGATAGTTGGGGAGCTATGCTCATTCGAGGATGGTGCTGTCTCATACAGAGGGGTGAGCTACCCTCGCACGTTCACCCAGGTCTGGGGGAACGCAGCGCCCGCAGCTCTCTTCCATGCCGCGCTCGAGCTGATCTTCAGAATCTGCCTATCTCCCGGAATGCGGCTCACGCTCCTGACCCAAGTTGCGATAAGGACGAGAGTTGACTCCGAGTGGCTGTCTCCGTTCGCCAACATCGCGTCGGTATTCTCTCAGAGGCCCATGTGGGGAGGGGAGATCCTCTATGAGCTGCTATCGGTGGTGTTTCACTCACGTCCTCGCGAGTTGCTGCGAGTGCCTGGATGCACCGACAAGCTAACTGTCCTGTTGGTTAGAGTGGTGCGGGCCTTGTACCCCGACTCTTGGTTGGACTCTGCGCCCACCGATCTGATCGTCCTCATCGATGGGGTGATAGTATAATTCGAGAACAGACTCACTCAACCTACCCTTATTTACAAAAAACCACTATCTTCCATCCGACCATGTTCCGTCCTGCCCCATCAGCGGTGGACGAGTTCCGTATATTGGAAACCCAATTCGAATCCATTCTGTCAAGACTCCGCCAGCATGACCTCGACTCTGAAGATGAGGACGCGTCAGGGGCTTTGGATGACGAGACCCCTCGTTCGATCCGTCCGATGACACAGTCTCTTGATACCCCATTGCTCGACACTGGCCTGATCCGGCTCGCGTGTGTCTTGGAAGGCCGTTCATCTGATCCGAGACTTGCTTCCCGGGTCTCTCTTAGGCCCGATGAGCGTTTCCTGAACGTGGTGCGAACTGCATTCCAACGCGACCCGATCCGTGTGTGGGTGGCGCAGGACCTGATCATTCTGATGCGAAGCGCAGGAGCTCACGGGCGTGACCACCCGACCGAGGTCACCTGCCCGGCAAGCCTATCACTGTTCACATCGTGGTGGAAATCACTAGTCCGGCCCCTGACAGATGCGGAGATCACTCTGCCCGAAATTACAGAATCCGCGGCCGCCGCCCGTGGAGCTTTTCGCCCGTACGAGAAGCTGATGGCTAGCGCTCGCCGTCGGATAGACTCCGGAGACAATCGTCCGATCCGAGCCTCGGTCGGATCTCGGACATGGATTGTCACTCGGGATCGCGTCGCGGTAAACACGCCAGGAGAAGGCACGATCATCGCGACAACTCCATTCTTGTGGTGCCTGCACGACATGCTCCGTGCTCGCTACACCACCCACCTCGCAATCGATGTCCTCGTCACCGGAGCGACACCCCTGCCCTCTCATGAGCTCGTCGCTAGGCTCTGGGACTGGCAAGAAGGCACGATCTTGCGATATGGGAATCGAGGGTACGAGGTCGGCAAAGCACCCGAGGCTCTCTGCAAGACTCTATCCAGCCGTCTGTCTGGTGGATCATACGCACGCCCTGACGCGTACGATCGTATGCTAGCCAAGATCCGGACGAAAGAGGACAAGGCGGGGCACATCAATGGTGACGCGTACGAGGTTGATTACCTGGACTCAATACTGCAAACTGAATCCCGATATCAGGTTATCTTGGAATTGGGAGGGTTGGTGAAGTGCTTCGGCTTTCCGATCATCGACCCAATTACATCCGGTGAAAGCAGTAGGGACTATGGCCGCGCCCCGGATAGAACCCGACCATATCGGGAGCTCCTGTCCGAACAGGTTCTGAGTCACCTCCTCCTGGTGAACTACATCCGGAAGCACGGAGTCTGGCCCCCTATGAGGTTCTCGGAGCGACGTACTGAGTTGAAGCGATTACACGGTCTTGGTTGGCTCTCCGTGACCTGGGATTCCTATCCTCTCACGGATTGGGCGCACGCTCGATTCAGCAAATTCGTCGATTTTGATTACATGGATGATTACCTCCCGTTGTTAAAGGACAAGTCGTGCTCGGTCCTCAGGTCTCAGCTCCAAGACACGTACGACGGCACCCTCACGGATCGCTCCATCAGGAGGCTCCTGAAACAGGCTCTCGATCAGTCAGAGATCAGTACCCGGAAGGAGATGAACGATTATGCTCAAAACCGGATCTCTCGAGACGAGTATATGATCCTAGAGTATCCGAAGCTCAAGGAATTCAAGGTCGAAGCCAGGATGTTCTGTATGCTCACGCTGCGGATGAGATTAATATTCTCCATAATCCAGGAGAATGTCAAGCATGGGCTATTTGACTACTTGCCATACACCAGCATGACAATGTCCAGGGCGGAACTTGAGAGAGAGCTTCTAAAAATGACCAGTCCAGCGACGAGAGGAGAGACACTGTTCGTCGAGGTCGACCTCTCTAGGTGGAACCTGTGTTTTCGAGATGCAGTGATATCACGTTTAGGGGGAGTCATGGACGACGTGTTTGGGGTCAACAACATCTTCGGCCGGTTCCATGAGTTCTGCCGGCAAAGTGAAGTCATGGTCTTAGTTGGGGACTCCAGAGTGAGTGTCCTAGAGCCAGACGACCGGGAACGTCGAATGAGAGACCAGTGCCCAAACTACTTCACCGGGCACCTCGGCGGTTTCGAAGGAATCGACCAGGCGACATGGACGGTGGCGACCATCTGCATGATCCAACAAGCTCTGTTGGGAGAAAGCGTCACGTTCAAGCTGCTTGGCCAAGGAGACAATCAGACTCTTGCGATCAGACGAAAGCCGGGGAATGTGGAGCCGATCACAACTCTCAGTGAGCGGATCCTGAGAAAAATTGACGAGGTGTGTGATGAGTTGAATCACGAGGCCAAGCCCGAGGAGTTCGTCGACTCGCTGTCGCAGCTGACCTATTCGAAGAACGCCTACGTCAATGGGGCGTCCGTCCCTCAAGAGTTGAAACCCGTAAGCAAGGTCGCTCCAATCACTTCGACTGACATCTGCACCTTTGGTGACGCAGTCGGAGCATTGTTCTCTGGGACCATCGGATCATCAGCGAATTCTCGGGTCCCTGAGCGACACTGGTTGCTTGGGATGATGCTAGCAGAGACGCTCTTTGATGACGCCAAGTCTGGTCTCAGCCCTTTCCTGTCTGCCCACGTGAACCCGCTAGTTGGCGATCTCTCGCTCCTGCGGAAAAAGCTCCTTCTTACGGTGCCGTCCGTGCTCGGAGGGCTCCCCGTGTCACCGTCGTCTGCCTACCTCTGCCGGGGCGAGCCCGACCCGCTCACTGCTGCCATCAGTAGCTTTCGTGTTCTAGCACAGCACGACGTCACCCTACGTGGGTACATGAGCGTGCTCTTCTCAAACGCAACGTATCAGCGGCGTCCGCAGATCGCAAACCTCCTGCGAGATCCATTCTCCCTCCCGTTTCACACTTCTCTCCTCCCGGCTAGTGTCATGGCGGACACCGCACTCGGGATAGTACGCCAAAGCCGAAATGTCCATGTCAGGGAACTCCTCGGAGAAGCGGACACGGACGCCCGTGCGGAGTTTATAACAGCCTTGATGTCCACTCGTCCTTGTTTCCCAACCGTTCTCAGGGACATATATGACGTGTCCGCCCACGGCAAGCTAGAAGAGATGAGCAAGATGTTTACACTGACCCGGACATTCGTTAACGCGGCGAAGGGAGGGTCAGAGAATGTCGAGCAGCGGGTCTGGGCGGCGGAGAGGAAACGGAACATCCTCATTGGGATGAGATTCCGACTCGCATGCTCCGCTCCACAGCGAGTTCCATCTCTAGACCCCTCACACGTGTTGGCGTCCGAGCTCAGATCCCGGTGGGGTCTCGGGCAGAATACGATCCAGGGGATCGAATGTGTCCATCCGTTCGACTTCCCTCTCCAGCCAGGAGCTCCGCGCGGTTCTGGAGTTCGATTCGTCTCCAGAGCGGACATGGGCGACCCACACGGCCGACGAGGACCGATGAAGGCCTATCTCGGCAGCCGGACGGCCGAGCGGCGAGTTGAGACCGACTGGGATGTGAAGAGGACACCCGCTTCGAACGAGATAAAACGCCTGATTCTCGCATACTCCGCAGGTAGCTCTGACGATGCAGTAGAATCGCACGTGAAGTACGCACTAGCCCAGCGAACCGGGGAGCCGTTGGAGGGACTGCTACAAGCCCTTCCCACAACCCAAGGAGGGGCACTCGCGCACCGATACCAGTCTCTCCGGGATGCCGGAGGAATCCGCCCGAATGGTAATCCGATGATCACCACCCATGTCGCTTTCTCTAGTGATCACGTGGAAGGGGTGTCAGGCGGAGAAGTTGATTACCCTGTTGCCTTCCAGCAGTTCTTCGCGATCGGACTCGGGCTGGCGCGAATCCTGGCACAGTCTCCCGATTCTCCTCTCTCATTCTCGATTAGAATCTCGGCAGCAGACATGACACCCCTGGCGGAAGACAGATTCACGGCACAACCGATCACAGCGGTCCCTAGGACACTTCCCCACAATCCACTTCTTTACGTCCCGGCGCTTGAAGGGGTCTCACGTGGCGAGCGTCCGCCCCGGGAACGAGTCGTCACGGTCAGGGAGATTCAGAACGATCCAGAGATTGCGGACGAAACTCTCTCTAGTGCCTTGACGATTCTACTCCTCAAACGTTCGATTACGTCAGCACGCCTCGAACTCGATGAGGAGTCAGTGGACGAGTCATCACGACCGCTAACGCTGGACGTCGCAGTCGTGACGGCGATGGGAGTCTTGCGTGTGTACCGTGCATGTGTGCGTGCGGCCGTTGCTGCAGGGCCAAGGTTCTATATGCGAGTCGTAGGGAAGGCACCTCATCGCTACTCCCTCTATGCTCTGGCGTATAATCTCGCCGGAATACTCACTCCGGTCGTTTCGCAACACCTATCCAGGGTCGATGCGACTCCACTGGTAGCGATGGGGGCTTGGGTGCCGAGCTCTAGCATATCCGCTCACGGCACTGCACTATCTAGCTTGCGACGAGCTCTCACGGCCGATGTGTTCACCCAATTGACCGTCGGAACTCCTCAGCATTCCCGACTGATAGTGCCTCCAACCACCGCACATATCACGGAGGAGGAGGTCCTAGCACTCGAAATCTCAACTGTGTTGTTTGCGGTCGTCTCCTTGCACGAGGACACCTCGATGGGGGAGGGGAAACGGGCCCTACGCGATATGATCCGAAAGATGAGGGAAGTGACGTCGTCGGTTGCGACCTCAGTGGCTGCCCGCGAGGTGCTGGTGCAAGGTCTCTTTGATGTACTCGCGTCGAGCCCGACTTTTGGACAGAAGGCCAAAGATCTGGAAGTGCTATCCTGGCTCTCAGAACCCGGACGCTCGTTCAATTGTCCGTTAGAGACAGCGGTCCGAGCGTTGAGAGCCCCAAATCATCCAAGAACTCGCACAAGACCGGTCGGGGAGCCTCTGTTTCACAATCCGACTCACGGTGACTCATCCGGAAAATTACTCTGGCACGATCAGAGGTCCGACGGGCTCCAGGCAGATACCCCTAGAACGCTCCCACCGGTTCCCCCCCGATCACCATCAGACATAATCTTGTCCGGGGGTTCACGAGTCGTTGGATACACCACCCGGGTCGCGAGTTACTGGAGTGAGGTGGTAGAGAAGGTGCCGGACCCAGTCCTCGTAATCGGGACCGGTGCAGGAGGGATCCAGAGTGCTTTATGCGCATGCGGGAAAGTCTCCAGAGGCCTCGACCTACAGTCCACGGTAGACGCGATCCTTGGCGAGGCGACAGGAGTCCCACCAGAGGTGCTGGCGATGGGGTACGACCTGGCGAAGTACTCCTCTGCAACATTCACTACTTCCGGGGATTTCCAGGATCCGCTCGTCCTGGCTGAGGCTCTCGCCGAAGAGCGATTCCGATGCGTGATAGTGGACGTTGAAAGCCCAGGGTTGAGACTGGCTATAGAACCATTCCGGGCCCTGGCGCTCGTTGGATACTTTGGCGAGGTCTGGACGAAGTCCCTGTGCACGAGGCAGGAGGCCGCAGCGATTTGGAGCGCGCTTGGAGAATCCACGGGCATTACTAGAATCGGAGCTTACCAGCTCGACCTCGGGCCTGGTGGTGATGGGCTGTCTCAAATTGCGTTCGGTGTCAGACTGGCTCCGACCATCCTCATCCCGGAACGTTACACTCCGAGGGGAGAGTTCAGGGGGACGAGGACAAGGCTGCCTAGCCCGAGGAATCTCGACCGGTGGTGTGACACTCTGCCAGCGAAGATTAGAGCAGTCTGTGGCCAGTTCATTGATACTGAAACTCGGTCGTTTCATGATGCCAGAGCGCAGTTAGCCCTTGCGTGCCACGAAGCGCGAGGGAAGCGTCGAGGATCCCTGTCCTCGAACATCTACCTAGGAGTGCTCCGAAGCTGGGGGATATCCGTCCTGGCGGATCAGTGTGCAACAGACGACTCATTAGACACGGCGCTGTTGCGGCTGTCTCGAAGTTTCGACTTACCGAGACTAAGGATCAGAGCAGGGAACCTCCATGTCGATCTCGACCTCGAGGATCAACGGATACGCCATGCACTGCTGCGACGTCTCCCGCATGCCCTCGCGACCATCTTCCTCGAGAGAGAAGCCAGAACGGGAGGGTCTTGAGCCCAATGAAGCACGAAACGCACCTCACCAACCTGGGCTACTGGTTCCGCAGAGCGACATGCATGGCCTGGGTACCACACACACCGAACCACTATCGAGTCTCCTACTCCTGGGGAGGGCCGAACAAGCACACAAGGTTG